CGCCACTGCTATTGTTATACGCTATAGCTCCATCACCACTTGCTGAACCTTCTGATCCTACGGAGAATGATGATAGTGTTGTCCCTGTAACATTACCGGCTGGACTTGACTGTACCCATTGAGAAGAACTTCCGTCATTATAGTAAATGTACATTTTTAAATCGGAAGAATTAAACCACTGATCTCCCGCTGATGGGCTACTTGGAGCAGTATCAGAGATAGTAACACTTGAGCCACTGCCTGAGCCTGTAGCATCTGCGGCATTAACCCAAGCAGAACCATTATATTTTAAAACTTGAGTGTTACTTGGATTGCTTACTGTTACGTCTGATAGACCTGTAAGGTTAGTAGCACCTCCCGTGCTTTGAGTTATTCCTTTTACTACTGCTTGATTGCCCATGTAACCGTGAGCAGAGCATTGATAGTAAATTAAAGATTTAGTTGCCCCCGTTACTGCTATCTGAGTGTAAGCCCCGCTTGAACCCGCAGTGCCGTTAGTAGTAACTCCAGTAGTATAAGCAGTAGTTTTATCGGCCTCTTCATAAAACCTTAAAGGATGCCCTGAATTGCTGGAATCTGACTGGTCAAACCTATATGTCTTCCCAGCCATTAATTCTAAATATGGTGACTCTGTACCATCTAGAGTATAGCCAGAACTAGATCCTGTTCCGTTATATCGATGTTCAGATGTTTTGGTGACAACTTTAACTACGATATTAGTCTGACCGTTAACGTGCTTTTCAGCAAAAGTACTGGCAGTAACTTTATTTAAATCATCAGCCACTGCCGCAATAAATACAGAAGCATTTCCACTAAGAGTTAAGGCATTATCTGAATTAGAGCTTTCGGAAACTACCCTTGTAAGAGTTGTTCCAGAGTGAGTATATAATCCGTACCCAATCTCCCAGTTATTACCGTCTTCTATAACGTAGCGTACAGTTTCTCCATTCGAAACCCCAGCATCAGCAAAGGTTTGAAAACCAGCAACGGCACTTCCAAGTGTTACAGTGCCAGTGCCGGTAGTGGATGTGGAAACCTTAGCCCTATTGGCTAATTTGACCATAGCTCAATCCTTATGCTGGATCTGGGATACCAATTTTAAAAGATGCCAATGAAAATGTGTTTCCAGAAGTTACTGCTTGTGATGATGATAAGCTCCCAGTCCCTAAGAGTCTGGTGTTTGTTGTATCAACAATCGCGTAGTGAGTTGCTGTGCCAGTCCCTGAAACTGATCCATCAGTAATTGCACTAACAGTGACTTCTCTTCCTCCGCCAGATCTGTCAGCGGGAGCGCCAATAGACACTGATGTCTTGTTTCCCAAAGTATATGTGTTGGTTGCCGCCGTATAAGTTGTCGCTTCTTGAGACGTGATGTCTATACGGTTTGCTTCCGTGTCGAACTTAGCAAGAGCCGAGTCAAGAACGTAGTCTGAAATTGATGCCATTTATTTTCTCCTAAATTAGCTTTCTGTTTTCTGGTAAAAGCCATCCATTGATAGCCTAGTTGATTGCTCGTTATTGATTGCTTGGACAGCCGCTACATATAAAGCCATGTACTTTTGAACCATTGCATCATTACGATTGAAACTCCCCGCCTCGACCAAGCAACCATACAACAACGCATCATAAGCGTTTTCGGTTAACCAGTTGGTCGTATTAGAGGAACTTAGTCCAGCTAACCTGTACTTGTATGAAATCTCCACATTTAAAGCCGAGCTGGGAGTAGGGGCTAAATATAATGTTTCATCATCAAAGTAATTAAAATACTTTGGAATTCCCGTTGCCGATCTATCAGGCCAGAACTCTGTCATGAACTCATCAGTTTTAAGAAGAAGAGTCGTATTATTTGCTGTTGGGCCAGTCCCAGAATTCATTAAGGACAGACTTTCGAGTATTACAAGATCAACGGGCGTAGCTACAAATGGATTCCCTGCCGTTAAGGGAGCCGTAGCTCTTCGTCTAAAGCCCGGAGTTTTCACATCACGGCTCATTTTAATTTCAGTTAAGCTAATAAAGGTATCTATAGAGGCACTAAACTCCGTCCCATCATCTTCCATATATTGCTTAATATTAGAAACGAGAGTGGCATATGTTGTCATGATCTGGTTCCAGCCGTGTGTGGGTATTTACTATCAAAGGTTGAATTGTTCGTAGCTGTTTCCGCTATGTCTGGACGGGGGTGTCTTAGAGTCTCTGCGTCAATTATTTTTGCCCGACCTAGTTGCAATTGAGGGTGATCTTTATCTTTACAGCTAGAGCAAACTCTCAGGCCATTTGGCTTCCTGTTGTAAATCTCAGGGGTAAGTTGGGAGTATTTAGTTTTCCGACCACATCGATCACAAATTGCTTTAGAATGTTTTCCGCTAGAGTATTTCATACCGCTGGCACTATCGTAAAGTCGCTACGATCCCTATCTTCTGCGGCGGCTAGTGCAAACTCTTCATCATATAACTGTTTTAACAATTGAACTCTTGGAAGAGCTTCGGGGTTTTTTAAGGCAATTTGGTAACTGAGAGCCGCAACGATAGCTGGAAGAAACCGAGTTGGGGCATCGTACTGGGTGGCTACTCCATTTGCCGAGTCTTCAATTCTTCTTATCCTGTAATATACAAGTGTATAATCTGAGCTATCTGGTGTGGGCCAAAGAGTTACTTTCGGACCGTCTCTTAATCTTTCGACATATATTTTAGTTGGTCGTCCAGTCGAATTCTTTGAAGATATAGAGGCATACTCTCCTACAGAAATTCTAGTTATTGCTAAATCCGACTGAGAAGCCCCAGATCCTTGTCTAATGGCATGGTCAAGAACGGAGACTGTATCACTTGCAAGGCTGTAGGTTGCTGTCCCAGAAGTCAATGGAAGTGTCGCACTATCAATTGTCCAAAGGTTCACCCCTTTATTAGCAAACTCCTGACCAATCAGATTTAAGCTTCTCCTTGCGGTTTTGTAGTCTTGACCAGTATATGCTCGTTGAAGGCCAGCTCTCTCAAAGGCTTCTTCAATAATATCTTCAATGTTTAAATTGAATGCTGTTGTTCCTGAAGTTGCCATTCATAATCCTTAGTAAATATCCAATATGGGGAAGACCTAAAGCTCAAGTTTTCCTTCTTGTCGGAGTGCTGTAGGTGTATTTTATCACGCTTACCTTCAGCCATTTTATGTTTTTTATGCCCTAAATACTGTTTACGAACTCTTCGCCAGCTCAATCGTATTCTTTCTTTTGACTGGTCATAAGTTTCCCAGTATCCATATTGATGTAACAATCGTCGTCGTACTCAGGAGGAAGATCTTTTTTCTTATTTGGAATGATTTGTTTTGGCTTCCTTAATCGCAACATAGCTCGTGCGACTGGGTTTATTTTTTTAAGCATATAGTGACGCAAAATATATCATTCCCGCTATTGCAACTGTAAAAATTATAACTCCAGCAATTATTGAAATTACTTGAACAATCTTGTTGCGACGAGCCATTGCCGCATATCTACTAGCCCTATGAGCTTCGGCTGACTTCTTTCGCATTGAAACAAACTCATCCCAAGCCTTCATCCCTCTGGCACTGATAATTACGTCTCTTAAATCCCTCTCAAAATCCTCTGCTTTCTTCTTGAGAATAAAGTCATTTAGTGGATCAGACTTGCTCTTATCTGCCGTTTTCGTTCCGTCAATAAATTCAAAAAGGTTATTAATATCCTTGGACATCGAACTGAGATCTTTACCAATCGATATTCCTTTTTTAATAGCCCCAAATGCTAAAAGCGCACCGCTTAATGGGTCCAATTTTTTTGCCTCCCGTTGTACCTTACTTAATTAAATTTATTGTCCAATCTGCAATAAATCCAATTAGACCGCCTACTGCCAGTATAACAATAAAAGCACCCTTCCACCTATTCGATGTCGCTCGAAGTTCAGTTACATCTGCTTTCATTTCATCTATATCTTTATGTAAATGCTGAATTCTTTCCTCTAGACGAGCGAGTGTAACTGCCGTGTCTTCCATAGCCCTATCCGTGGAATGTTGTTAAAGAGCTGACATTAGTGAGTGTGGCATGAACATTAGTTACAAAACGCATACCATCTTCAGGTATTGTCATGCTGTCTACTCCCTCTCCAGTAGAAGCCGCTGGAGTTGTTAAAGTTAAAATTGTTTCGCCGCTGGCTCCACCGTCTCGTAAAACAATAGATCCCGTACCACTTCCAAGAACGTAATATAGCTTCTTAACCCTCGCTGGGTTACCAACAGCCGTTCCTGTCGATGTAATCGTAGTAGCCTTTATTGAAGCCATGAATGCATCCCCTTATTAAATAAAAATAAAAGGGCGACCTAAGCCGCCCTAATATAACCGTTTTGACTAGTCAGAAATTAAGCACCGGGAGATGCGTAATATCCGAGTGGGTCAGAGTAACCGAATGAATAGCGCTCTCGACCTTTGTATCTTACGTTTCCAGTTTCGAAGTCACCTTCCATGTCCGTTTTCATAGCAACTCTTGTGAAGTGCTTGAACGAGTTTGGAATGTCGGTTTTTAAGAACCAAGCATCAGTATCGGTGAGGAAGTTATTCACCATATACCCGCCCGGAACAGCTCCAGTAGATGCCAAGGCATTTACGTCGTTTTTGGCAAAATTGCCATCACCTGTTCCGCCAGCAACTGTTGACAATGTTGACTTCATAATTCTTTCTGCTTCAAATTGAAGATCAGAAGGAATAATCAGCTTCATTGGTCTAGCCGCTATTTTTAGTCCTCTTTCATCTGTCCACTTGCCAATCGCAATGATTGCCGCTTCAAGAGAGGTTTCGTTGAGATCCACAGCGGACCCCGGCTCGTTTCCGTTGGAACCGCCGTTTACCAATGGGTGTGCAGTATGGAAAAGGTTAACACCGTCTCCTCCTACTTGACCAGAAAAGCCTTCGTTAAATAAAGCCGCACCTTTAACTTCCTTAGTATTTTGGAAGGCTCGTGCAAGAGCTTTAGTGTAACGAGCGGACAATGAATCATAGAGGTTATCCTCTACTGCTTCAGTTGTTAAACTGAAACCCATTGCCACGACTTCGTGGGTGTACCTACTGGTGTAAGCTTCTTGTGCATCATCGTATGTGATTGCCGCACCTTCTTGCTTAGTTGGGGCTGTCCCAAAACCAGAGAGTTTTACTTCTTCTTCGAATGAACGATCAGAAGACTCAATCTCATAACAAGCTCTCCACTGTTCTGGATATCGCTTGTACTCCAATCCGAAAAGGCCATTTAGCCCCGGAAGGAGTTCTTTCATGAGTTGTGAACGTGATATTGCCATGTTCTAAACCCCCTATGTTATTGCCGCGGCCATCAGGGCATGCTCTGCTTGGTTCATCATCACAATTATATCTGTGTATGCATCACCAATCGCAGAACCCGGACGGTCAACGAAATCGACTATACGCCAACACTTGCCTGTAATAGCGGCAGTTGTTTGGTCAGCCTGTAATCCAGAATTACCAGTAGTGGTACTTCCAGCTTGAGTTTGCGCTAAGTCGATAGTCTGACCTAGTAGCGTTTGTGCAATTGCACCATCCGCTTGAACCTCATAGAGAGTCATCGGATTTACTGTTACCACAGCCTTAATATCCGAAGCCGCTATTGAGCCGGGATAATGCTGTGAAAAAGTTAATTGTCCTGTTGACGGGTCTGTGTAACTACAGCCCATAAACACTCCAATCGGGTTGACCTCACTAGCGGCGGCTTCTCTTACGAGATATCCGTCATCTGATGAGTTTGTAACGTCAGCAAAGCCTACAACGTCCCCGTTGAAGATAGCAGTTGCATATCCACTCTTAATTAGTAAAGTCTGAGTAGAACCAGCAAAAGGCATACCTCCAAGGAGAGCGATAGGTTTTAGCCCACGCGGTGCTGAAACGG